TAACAACATCTAAATCAGTCATTTGCAATCGAATTCTAACAGTTTTACTCTCATTCATAGGAGTAAAACAGCCTTCACCTTCTAGAATTCCTGCTATCCAACCAATTTGAGTTGTTGTTACCATGTTAATCTTCGTTTAAAAACTCCAATGTACTTTTACCGCGAGATGGATTTTCCTTACGATTAGAGCCTCTGATTGTTCTTGGAGGCGAGGCTTCCCTCGAATTGTTATTATTGCTTGCCTTATTTACATATTCAATTACATCAGAATTGTTATCTTCGCGAACTCTTTTGCCTAAGCCTCTTAAGGCATCTACGCGAGACTTTTTAATTTGCGAAGGTAACAGCGATTTAGCACGAGAGAGATAAGCTGAGCGGATCTTCTCAACTGACGATTTGGAGAACTTTTCTTCTGCGGCTCGTTCCCAAAGCCTATCGAGTAATCGTACAAATTGAGGATCTGCTCTTATTAATTTTTGTGTATTCTGAAAAGCCTCTTGTACTGCAACTTTCTTAACATACGCAGTCATTAGACCCTTTGGGTCCATATTTTGATCAATCGTATTTTTCAGAACTCCATCGACTCGTCCTTGCAAATCCGATTGCGTAGTTTCAAACCGTTCTTGAAAGAATTGAACTCTTTCTTGATTTAGTTTACTTTCTTGTTGTACTTCTCCTTGCGGTTTTTCGCGATTGTACGGTTGCATCCCTTGCCATTCAGTAGTTCCAGTGACAAATTGATGCAGTAATCGCGCAGCACCTAACAAATCTTCATTACCTAATCGTTGCGCCTCTTGTGCCATTAGCGCAACAGTCGATTTTATTGCATTTCCATATACGTGAAAGAACGCGCGCTCATCTACATCTCTTAATACACCTAAATAATTATCAATTATCTTACCAAATGCTTCAGGATTCTCTTGTTTTACCGCTCCTAAAATCGATTTAGTATCGCCTTTTAACAATTGATCCGAAAATTCATTAAATGACTTCGCTGTCTCGATTACTTGCTCCGCATCCTGTGGTGTTCCAAACAGTTCATTGTATTTTTGATCGCGAAAGTAAGCTTTTTCAAGATGCGGAAATTCCTTAAAAAGTGTCGGATATTTCTTGAGAATTTCTTGCCTTCTTGCAGGTGCAATTATCTCTATTTCTTCTTCATTATAAGAAGGTTGTTCTTCATCTTCGAAGTATTCTAACTTAATTTCTGGTTCTTTCTCTTCTTTTCCTTCCTCATCTTCTTTTTCACTCTCTTTAGGTAGTTCTCCTGATTCTTTTCTTTTACCTTTTTCGGATTCGGAAGATTCTTCTCCTTCAACTTCCGTATCTTCGGAAATGATATCGAGTATTTCACTCTTACCTATTTCTTTATCTTCAAGAGCGACATTACCTTCGTTAACTTGTGCCATATCACACTCACTGAATTGTAGCGTTATTACGATTACGCGGTAATGGAGCTGCCATAGGTTTAGCTCCCTTATCATCTCCTATCGGATTAGGCGCTTGATTAGGACTAGTATTCGGACCACTTGATTGCGGCATATTAGGTTGTGGACCTTGCATTCCCATCATTGCTTGCTGTATGTCAATATGACGCTTCATATGTAATAATACATTCATGTAACCTTGTGGATTTTCAATTTTACAAAGTCTTCCGGCATCCGATACTGCCCATCGCTTACAAATATCTGCATGAATTATATTATTATCTACCGCTGGTTCAATATCTACCGATGGTCCCATTGGCATTTGTCCACTCATATCCGGTGGCGCGTTCACATCTGGTGTTGGTTCTCCAGTTATTAATATATGAATTTCCTCATATTGTTTTTGCCTATCATCTTCACCCGGAATAACAAATTCATTTAGTCCAATAGCTCTTTTAACAAATGGTATATTTTCAGGTGATGTAAGTGCTTCCATTACAATAGGATTACCACCCTGCATCATTTGCATTATTACTTCCTTAATCGCGGCCCAGGTGAGTGGTAATTGCTCACTAGCTTCCAATTCTATATCACCAATAGTTCCTACTAATTCGGCTTTCTTAATGAATACGTTAACGAAATTTCCTGTTGAATTGTCTTTTTTGGCAAACTTCTCGTCATCGACCGCATACTTGATGTAACTTGGGATGACTTTTCCAAAAATTTCTTTCCACCAAAAAGTGAACATTTTCCAAGGAGTTTGTTGTCGTTGTAATGCCTGCGCGCGTGACATACTGTACTGTGCGGCGGTCTTGCTGCTATTAGGTTGTGCTCCGCCAAAGAGAGAAGGTAAAGCGCCAGATGCAAGTTGCCCCATCTCTTGTATCTGTTGAGCAAAAGAAAATATTTCCGGAGATAACGTCGCAGTTTTGACCTCATAAAATGCATCCGCAATAGTTTTACCCGCGCCCGGTTTAGTCGGATAAATCGCTCCGGGCATTGCTTCCGAATCTCTATACGCTTGAAAATCTACCACCCTAGGATCGGCCCATGTTTGTGGTATTCCATGTTCTACTGTTTGTAATGTGAGCGAAACTAATTCGTTTGTAATTTCTTGTACTGAAGTTAACAATAAACCAAGAGGATCGTAATGAATAAAATCGCTAAGAGGATTTCTAGTGATAGTCCAACAATCATCGAGTGATTCATTAACCGCGTCCGCAAATTCTGCATTAACGAACGAAGCTTTAATACCATCAGGAAAATACTTTCTTAATTCCTCAATATCGCTCTCATCATTTAATGAATTATAAGCCCACGGTCTGATCCAATAATGGTTAACTGTAGCGGTGTCTCTGGGATAGTCTCCATAATATTGCACAGGCAAACGCATCCATCTATCGTAATAATCCCCCATTCCACCATAAGAGGGAGAAATTTTTGAATTTCCTCCCATTGTATTTCGGCAATTTGGGTATTCTGCAATAGCTTTTGAGTAATGAACATCATATGAGTACTTCAAATAAGGCGATTCTTCGACAGTGCGCGCGTACACCGGCAACTTAACATTCATTAATCCATAACATTCAATACATTGACGCGTTTTATTCTTCTTCGTCACACCAACTACTTTAGGTACAATAATCTTCTCTTGAATTAATTTCGGTTCCATCATGCTCAAACAATTAGGACATGTCGAACCTTTTTCTTGAATTTGATAATGCGATATTACATCATCCTCACCCGGCATAAATTCATTCATTTCCGCGCTTGCCAAATCTTCGTCAGCTAGTTGCTGATTACAAATCGGACAAATTTTATACTCTAACATTTCTTCCGTATCTTCATATTCGTTTTCTTTATATGTACCGAATTTCGCATCTTCCTTCGGATATGAATAGCAAGCGACCATACCTTCGGTACAGTACAGAAAGAGCGCGTGCAACCATAATAGTGGAGCATCATTATGTTTGTAAACTAACTCGGCTATTTTGTTACCAGCTTTCGCCGTTGCAATATCAAGAGGATTATCGGCGTCGTCAGGCGCGCAATCAATCATTGGTACTTGTACACCTAATGCAGCAATTATCGACTCTAAATACGCGCGAAATACATTCATCGGCTTATCGTAATATGCCGACGAATCGAAGTCTAAGTAATTCGATGTATTACCAATTCTCCAATCATGCGCGACCTCAGAATACCAAATATTTGAAAATCCGGCCCATAGTAACTTCATCTGACGCGCTTGTCTTAATTGCCTTTCCCGTACAAACACATCTTCTTTATCAAAACAATCGACAAGTGTTTTAATACACTTTTTCGTCCGATCGTCCAATTCTCGCTTCTTTTTATTATCAGCCATTAGACTATTTCGCGATTGCCACCACCGCTAATTCCAGTACCATTAAAATTCCGCCTCCGTTGTGCAGGCCCGCCCATCATTCTTCCGGCCTGATTAGCCATTTGTGCATACATTGCACCCGATGGCGCAATCGAACCAGCAGTACCAGGTACTGTTTCTCCCCGCTGTGGAAATCCCATTGCACCCTTTAATCCCATATCATTCCTAGGCTGCATCATTTGGTCGCCCGGTAGGAATGACTGCATGAGTTGCTGGCCTGAAGGACCAACATTAAAATTAGGTTGTGCTTGCTGCTGTTGTTGTAATCCCTGTGCTTGCTGTGGATTACCCATTTGCATAGCTTGCATTGTATTGCCTAATCCCTGTAAAAATCCTTGCATTCCACCATAACGATTCATTCCGGTAAAAGCCGGATTCATCCCCGCACCAATAGGACTACTCATTACCGCGTCACCTTTTGCCATTTTATCTTTCCTTTCCCATTATCTTCCTTTTAGCAGCATGACTTGGACCTGCCGCATATTCCGATTTTCCACCTTTGGCAGCTCTTTTTTCACTCATCATAATTGCTATCGCTTGTTGTCGCGATTTTACAGGCGGTCCTTTCTTACTACCGCTATGTAATTGATTATGCTTCCACTTGTGCATCACCTCGTCCCAAGGCAAGCTACACCGCCTTTCTTTTAGCTTCCTTCATGCCGCGAAGCGCGCGCATTCTTTCTACAAAAGACTTTCGCTTTTTATTTTGATCAAATTCATTATCATCCGAATCTTTCATTTTCTTCATACCTTTTTTTATGAAATCAGATTTCTTAGATGGTCCTATGTTCGCCATATTCTATCCTTCACTACCTATCGCTAATTCCTTCTCTAACTCTTCTACATTCAATTCCATTTTTGCATTTGCGCGCTCCGCTTCCTCCCGTTGTCTCCTAATTGTTGCGGCTTTCGCACGATCTTCTGCCTCTAATAATTCCCGCTGAATCTTCCACGGTATCGTACTTCGTCCA